ATGGATGAAGCAACAATCAAAAGTATGGCTGCCGAATTGGCTAAAGGTCTAAAAACACCAGAAGACTTAAACCAAATGACAGCAGTCTTTAAAAAATTCATGATTGAAACTGCACTCAATACTGAACTTTCAGACCATCTCGGTTATGAAAAGCATCAGCCCAAGAAAGGCTCAAATAGCCGTAATGGGTTTAGTTCTAAAACCATTACAACTCAAGATGGACAACTGGCTTTAGATATTCCCCGTGATCGAGAAGGTTCATTTGAGCCACAAATTATCAAAAAGCACCAAACACGCATCACCAGTATGGATGACCAAATCCTCTCACTGTATGCAAAAGGAATGACTAATAGGGAAATTGTAGCCTTCTTCAAAGAAATGTACGATGCCGATGTGTCAGCATCTCTCATCAGCAAAGTTACCGATGCTGTGATTGAGCAAGTGACTGAGTGGCAAAATAGAGCCTTAGATAGCCTTTATCCTGTTGTCTATCTTGACTGTATTGTTGTCAAAGTCCGTCAGCACTCCAATGTGATTAACAAGTCCGTATACCTTGCTTTAGGCATCAATATGGATGGGCAAAAAGAATTACTGGGTATGTGGATTGCTCAGACAGAAGGTGCCAAATTCTGGCTGTCAGTCATGACAGAGCTAAAAAATCGAGGAGTACAGGACATTCTTGTTGCCTGTGTAGATGGATTAAAAGGCTTCCCTGACGCGATAACCTCTGTTTACCCTCATACTGATATTCAACTGTGTATCGTGCATGTTGTACGCAATAGCCTGAGATTTGTAAGCTGGAAAGACTACAAAGCTGTTACGTCGGGTCTGAAAGCGATTTATCAGGCAAGTACAGAGGAAAATGCTTTAAAATCCCTAGACATCTTCTGTGATCAATGGAATCACCAGTATCCCAAAATTGGAGAATCCTGGCGGGCCAATTGGGAAAATATCCGAACGATCTTTAGCTATCCAGCCGAAATACGTCATGCAATTTATACAACAAATGCGATTGAGTCGTTGAATAGCGTAATACGCCATTCAACGAAGAAAAGGAAAATCTTTTCATCTGATGACTCAGTAAAGAAGGTCATTTACTTAGCAACATCAAATGCTGCGAAGAAATGGACGATGCCAATTCAAAATTGGCGTTTAGCAATGAATTGGTTTACGATTCAGTTCGATGATCGATTAAAAGATCATTTATAAAAAATGGAACTTACACAAAATAATTTACAGGCTCGTTTAGGTATATATTGCTCTTTGTCTACCCAAATCAGGCCAATCTTTTTAATCTGGTTTTCACATAAACCGAGCATGAGAGAGGCACTATAACTAAACGTGGTATTACTGGTTTTAGTACCCCCACCCTTACCACCAGACTTTTGAACCGTTGTATGAGGAGTTGCTGTAAAATCTCCATACCAAAACATATTAGCCGCAACACGAGTTTTGCCATAAACCAATGGCTGGCAAAGCCCATAAGCTGACTGCTGGATCCGCATAGAGTTAATACGGGTATCCGTTGTACTAATCGTAGTACTACCAAATAATCCACCCATTTATTTAAGCCTCTTCATACGAAAAAACCCGGCAATTCGCCGGGCTAAACTTCCTTTGGTTCCATCCTGAATAATCACTCCTTGATGGATATAACTGTGAATGACCTGCGGCCATTCGATCACAATTGCACCATGACTGATGCACTTGCCAAAATGATATAAAACGATGTCACCCGGTTGTGGCGGTCCTTCTACTGGATCACATACACCCAAAATAAGCTCTAAATAGCGCTGTCCCATCTGGTGCATGTGCCAATCTGGAGGATATGGCCGCGGATCTAAATGGTCCATGAGCCCAACTTTTTCATAGACTTCACAGATCAAAGTACCACAGTCCACCCCCACACCTTTAACTCGCCCTTGATGATGGTAAGGGGTACCAAGCCATGTAAGAGCTTCTTTAACTGCTTCAATATTTTTCATAATTTAGATTGGCAACGGTGCTGTAAGCAAATATGTACTCTGATTTTTCCAAAGTTCATTTGTCACACCATCCCCTCCTCTTGATAACAACATGACAACTTCATTATTTTTGATTGCATATTCAGTATTTAAAGCTATCTCTAACTTTTTCATATTGAATTTTGCAAGACAAAAATCCCTCGGTGAATTTGGCATAGTCACATCTATACAGCGGATATGATTGGCGCGCCCCATGTTTGAAGTTCTATACACAATAAATATCTTGCCAGTTTGTGACACACAAATTAATGGGCGAGAAAGCTCATTTGTCGTCACAGGACCAGATAAGTCATATTTAAATGTAAAGTCACTGACTAACTCATTTCGCCAGATCGAACCATCGAACCAAATGTGGCAAATCTGCGTTTTATCATTACTGTCATACTGAGTGATTACAGTGTGATAACGAGAGTTTAAACCACAACCCCCGCCATTCTGATTAACATAACCCGAGCCTTGATTAGCTGTAAATATTCTTTCAGAATTCACATCGTTTAGTGGTAAGGCGTAAGTATTTGCACCACTCGCACTTGTCCAAGTTAGCCCTTTATCAATAGATTTAGCATAGAACATTCCGAAGTTGGTATTTGCTGAGGATGATTGTGCTCGGTATCCCCAACACAAATGCAAAGATCCATCATCACCAATACCAATAGATTGCTCATAAGGGCTAGATACAACTGAACTCGCTTGATCGATCAATTTAGTCTTTGCATTAAAGACTTTATTTACATCATCAAAAGTGGCTGTAAAGTAAGAACCGTCTCCTGAACTTCCCTCACGCCAAAACGCTTGTGTAGTCCCGTCCGGGTATCTTAAGAATCTTGGATAAGTAATTGCTGTATATGAGGAGAAAGAGATTTTCGACCAACTTTGAATATCATTCGGATTCTGGCTAATTACACAACGACAAGTGTTGTTGTGATGATTTCCAGAAACTAAGATATAACCGTCTTTAGTAACACCGATAGAAAAATTATTATGCCCGTCCTGAACGTTCGGGGCCACCAAAGGGTTATTTGCTACATTTGCCAGATTATAAGAAGACCAACTGCCGAGTTTATAACGTTGTAATACAATCGGATTTCGATTTTCATCAACTAATATTACATATTGATAGTCACCAAAACTTACAACATTGTTTTGAGTGAAGGGTGCAAAATTATAACCATGGTCAGAAGAAGACTTAACCGGCAACTTCTCAATTTCAGAATCGATGAAAGTAATACTTGATACTTCACTGTTTGCAATTGCCTCAGCTACATTAGACTCAATTGTACTTGCTGCAATTTCTGAGACTTTCTCTGTAGCAATGTCAGTAATCTTTTGATCAATACTACTATCTAATGCCTCATTAACTTTTTGCTGAACAGTATCATTTATAATTCCTAACGTCTGCTCAACCTTTAACTCTATGGCAAGAACATCAGTTTGTGCCTGAGAAACAGCCTCGTTTGAAGCATAGTTTTCAGATTTTTTAATAATTGAATAAGACGGGTTGTCGGTAGTCATAACCCGTGCACGGATATATACCAAACCACTTTGTGTTGCTATACCTGTCAACTCAGCTTTTGCAGCATTATTACCGGTTGATGTGTATATGGCTAAAGGCGAAATATAATTTTTGTCTATATCAAACTGCGCAATATAGAGCATCTGCTGCCCAGCAGTACCAGAACCAACTCTACCGTTGTAAGTAAAAATATCTCCTTTGTTACAGTCAAAAAAGTAACTTCTCCAACCTGAAGCCTCATTAACTAAGATTTTTTCACCACCAATATCGTAAATATAATCAGTATCAAAGTACGGATAATTGGTTAAGTTTTCAGTCGTTGAAGCTTTACTGTCATACAACATGTCGAAATCTGAATGTTGTAAAAAATTAGCTCTTGTTCTGGTGATCTTAGGCGCTATTCCAACTCTAGCTCTGATGTAAATGTATCCGTCTTGTTCAGCAACTACAGTACCACTAGCAATATTATAAGGGAAACCTGTAGTCTTAAAGGTTTTAAGGTTCTTTATAAAAGCTTTATCTTCATCAAGCTGAGCTATAAAGGACATTGTTAAATTAGTGGTACTGTCACCTGTTGTACAAAACAAATTTATAACATCGCCTTTTTTTACATCAACATAATAGTTATGCCAAGTTGAATCTGAAGTGTTTGATCTAGTTCCATCAGAGTTTATAACATAGCCGATTTCGAACCCGATATTGCTAAAATCTTGCTTTTCATAAATTGGCAATGATGAATTGTATTCAACCACCCCTGAATTGACATTTTTTTCAGATTTAAAAAATGCGGGGGTGACATAAATATTTTCACGCTTAGAGATTTCAAACGTAAGTTGAGGGTCATTTGCTCTTATACGTAATGCAATAAACCCTTTTTCTAATGCAGTTACTGTATAACTTTGCATTACGTATGAACCAGTTGACATTTGAGAGAATAAAACATTCTTAATATTTCGATTGGTATCAAGCTGGAAAGCGTAATCAATAATATCGCCGCTAGTTGTGGTACCAAGAGCAGATTTTACAGTTAGCTGTTCACCTTTATTAACTTCTATAAAAAATGTTGAATTAGGAGGGGAAGCTACTAGATGACCATCACCAAACAAAGCAAACCCATCTAAACGCTCATAACTATTGACGGCATCAGCTTTATTTTCAAGAAAAAAAGTTTTTGCCTGATCTAAATCACTTAAATTCGTTTCAGACCAATAGTTCCCATTTTGCGAGCCTACAGGTTTATTCCAATACCAGACCTTACCAGTATCCAAGGCTTTTGCATAAAGTTGATTTTCAGATGGTCTTGTAGCTGTCAACAAGGCTGTAGTTGCATATGTAGGACTTTGAGCTTCAATTGGTTTAATGAAATCTACAATTGCACCTAGATTTGTTTTAAATTGCGCCTCTGTAACCGTAGGCCCAATTAAGGCGTCTTTATCAGGAACTGCCATAATATATTTCCCAAATAAAAAGCCCTGCGATTTGCAGGGCTTTGATTGAATATAAAATTGTTAAATTGATGTTTCTGGAACTGGTACAAAGGGAGCACCACGGAACCGAGCACGGTTATTAAATCGGTTAGTACAAGTATCAAGTCTCTTATCACAACCCGGATAAACACGGATTGCTTCACCAATTTCAGGCATTTCTAAAAGTGGTAAAGTTAGGAGTAAAGAACCTGCTTCATGCAACCGTACAGTACGTTTTATACCGATGTTTACGCCCTCTAAAAACTCTACAACACCTTGGGTAAACCAACCTTGTGGCTGGCTTAAATCGCAAAGAATACGGTTAAGCGTACTATTAGTATCAATTGTCGTATTAACTGCAAAATCGGCACTAAGCAAACCGCATGCGCTATCAAACAGAGTATTTAAGCAACCTGGTGTATATAGATTCCGTGGCATTTGAAGTTTTAAATTATCAACGTCAGAAACCACACTTGCATTAATTTCATAGCGGTCAAGCTCAGGCTCAACAATACGCCCTTCAAATAAAACCAAAGTACCGGCACTGGTATCAGTTGGTGTGTGCATATCCATAAATACACGTTCTAATTTGAATCGGGCGCCGTCTAATATGCCGTTGTGAAAAGCCTGTGCTACAGGCACATCACCAAATTTAGTATTTTCATTAGTCTCAATTGTGATAGATAAATTATCGACTTCAATACCTAAAGAAAGACTAGTTCCATCTCGGCTTATGATAGGACCATCAGCACGAAATTCTTTCCCCTGTACCGTCAAATTTACATCATAACTTGTATAGCGATACTCAATACCTTGGATTGTCGTAATGGTATACAAATCGGCCATTACGAATTGACTGGCATCAAGTAAAGCAATAAGTTGAGGTGATGCTTGTCTCATATCTTAGTTCCCAATGATCCGATTAGCTCGACCTTTCCAGCTTTCCAAAGTTTATGCATGAAGTTGACATACTGCTGTGTGTCATCTTTAAAGCGGCATCGATAGTAAAAAGTACCCGATACAGTTACCTCTACACCTTCTTCTATAGGCTGTGAAAGTACGTATTTACCGTCACTCGTTACCTGAGCCGTTGCGCTGTTCCACATAAGCTTTTCTTGGTTTGTATTCCACATTGTTTTAACCGGTGTTTGATTCCACATGTTGGGATCAACTTCACCAATAATCTGCTCTTGTGTGTTACCTAAGGGCAATTGGCTCGTATACATATCTTTGTACAACTGGAATGAAGTTGCGGCCCCATCCCCGACAAAAGTGCAATTAAATTCATTATCCTCAGGCATCTTATAAAGAAATGAATCAAATGCTCCACGGCGTTCTAAATAAAACCCTTGTAGTTGCTGCAATTCCTTTCTCCCCTTACTTTCGCGCAAAAATGCGTAAGACAACGAGATTTCATATTTCGGTGCGGCCTGAAAGCTCGCACGGAGCTCTCGACCATTAATAGAAGTCATGATCTTGGTATTGAACATCGGGGTAATTGATGTATCCCATTCAAGACCGGCTAACTCTGGAAATAAAACGTTAGACACTTATATCCCCCTTATTTACCAAAGCCACGGCGATAACCCTTTAAACCACCTGCAATTTCACGTCCGTGCTTTTTCATGAAGCGTTTAATATCTCTTGAATCCCAAGCTTGAATATTGAGCACAGCATTTTCACCGCCTTGGCCAGTAATGTCAGAATCATCTGACATACCTGAGTTGAATGTAGATTTCCCTAGCTCACGGATAGTGTTCGCATGTTGGGCAGGTAATACCATTTCATCTTCATGAAGTTGGGTTATAGGATTAACACCGGATGGAATATCGTAACCGCCTCGAGCAGATTTAATCTTTCCTGCAAGACCAGCAACTAAACCGAACGCAGCAGCTCCAGCACCTACGGCGAGAACTGGACCAATATAGGGAATGGAAACCATTGCCTTAAATGCTCCGGCCATTGCCTCCCATGCACTCATCATGATGCCCTTAATCGCCTCGGTTGCTTTTAGACCTAGACGAGCCAAACCACCAGAAGCTGTTACACCGGTACGAGTCGCTTCACCTGCAATAGTTGCTCCGGTTTGTGCCGCTTGGCCAGACGCTTCCGCAGCCGTTTCAGCAGTAATGAACCCGTATTTTTTTGCAAGCTTCATTGTCTGAATACGTAACCAGCCTTGCAGCTCTTTGGTAGCAGATTGCAGAACAAATGCCCCCATGTCAGCTAGCACTGCTTTAGTTGCGTTGCTCCAAGTCAAGGTACCATTCATAAGTGATTGAATGCCTTGATCCCATAGACTGGCTAAACGCGAAGTAAAACCGCCGAACTTGGCTTCATAATCGGCCATTTCAGCTTCGCTAATCATCCCGTTTAGCTTTGTATCAGATACTTGTTTGCCCGTATCTAGACCTGAAATATTCTCAAGTATTTGCCCTTGATTCCCTTGCTTACCAGAAATCCCTGACAATTCATTTTCAAGATCTAGGCGATCTAGAAGACCTTGGCGTTTTATCGCCGTAAGCGTGTCTTCTAAAAACTTTTCTCTCTGAACTTTTTGAACATGGGAAATCTTATTTGCATCAAAATCTGCTTGAACTTGTGCCATTTCAATTTGATATGTGCGCTCAGCAACACGCTGAAAATGATCTATTTCAGCCTCACGCATAACCTTGGTTTTTTCAAGCAACTCTTGACGTAAAGCCAAGATTTTATCGCTGGCTTCTTTCTCAGCTTGAACAATTGCATTGATTTGTTCATCACCTGTAAGTGTTGATTTTTCAATCTCAGCAATTGCATTTTTCAGATCAATTGCAACTTTCTCTTGCTCACTGGCATACTTATATTTCAGTGCTAGCCTTTGTTTTTCAGCTTCCTCAACTTTTTGAGTTTGAATCGACTCAAGTTTGGTAAAGGAGGATGTTACAGAAATAACTTTACTTGGATCATCGCCCAAAACAGAGTTAAGTTTATTGTAATAACTATCTCTCTTTTGGTGATGTGGTTGAGCATTGATTTTATTACCATCATAATCCCAACCAATCGTATTTTTTCCAACAATCTTACTAAGTTCACTGTAACCAACATTCTTAGAAAGGGCATTTTTAGACTTTGTATAAGACTTATCGTTAAATATTTCGTTAACTAGAAATCTAGCCTGAGCATCTAAAGCATCCTGTGTTTGCTTAATATTCCCACTGGAATCCATCAAGCCTTGAGAGCTCAAATACTTCTCTAGATTTACAGCACGACTTTTTTGCCAAGAAATCATACCCGTATTTTTTTGACCATTATTCTTATCGGTGTGAGAACCATACAAACCACTGTTTTTGAAATCATTCTCACGACCTACTTCTGCAGTTAAATATCTGGCTTGTTTATCAGTTAAAACCCCTGTATTCATAAATGCTTGATAGACCTTAAGCATATTTCGGGTAGTCTGATCTGTATTCGCAGTTATGGCAGACTGCTTTTCTAACTCCTTGGTTTGTTCTTTAAGAGCCTCAGCTGCCTTTTTTTCAGTTTCGGTTCTGGCATCTTCCTGCTCTTTAAGTTTATAAGCTTGATTTATTGAATCTCCCAATCCCTTCGGCGTTTGTGCATTAAAAGCCGTTCCAGATTTCTCCTTTGCATCCGCATAAAACTCGGCTTTCTCACGCGTATATCCTTGTTTCATTAAATCTTGAATATACTTTTCTTTCTCTTTAGCTAACTCAACGCCTTTAACATATTCCACTTGCTTAGCGGTTAGATTGGCGTACGCTTCGGTTACTTTATCAACTGATTTCGCATGATCTTTATTATCCGTTGAGCCTTGTTTAATAGTATTGCTATAGACTTTAAGTACCCGATCAGCCTCAACAACTTTCTTTGCTTCTTCCTTAAGCGAAAAGACCTTATCATCAATACTTGCCTTTGCATTAGCATTGACTGTTTTTAACTGATTGATACCTCCAGCTAATTGCTCAGCAATAATTCTACCTTTTCGGTATTCCTCAAAAAGATAACTAGCTGCTGCTCGATCCTCATCAGATACATCAGAATTACGAGTAATTGCATCTACGAGCCCTAGCAATTCATTTCGCTGGTTACGATAGGCTGTACTCGTTTTTTGCAACTCATCTGTAGCTTTACGTGTCAAAACGCGCTGTTGTGAAGCTTCAAGTTTTTCATATTCATCTCGAAGTTCAGTTACAGACTTTTTCTGAGTATCCAAAGACGGCGCTAAATCATCACTACTATTTTTCATATAGAGAAATGCTGCACCAGCAGCAACGCCTTGAACGGCCAGCATAGCTAAACCAGCTGGACCACCTAATAAAGCTGATGCACTACGCAAAACCCCCATAGCTGTTGCAGTTCGTATTGCTTGCCCCTGCAATGCTGACAGCTGCACCTGATATGCCACACCCTGAGCGACACCAATTAAAAACTCCTTTGTTAAAATTGCTAATTGAACTGCTAAACGTGTTGCAATAACTGAGGCCAAGACAACTAAAACAGTTTTAATAGTGTCGAAATTTTTAGAGATGGAAGTGATTACAGGGGTAATATTATTAACAAGAATCGCCTGTAGGCCTTGAAACTGTAATTGCAACTTAAATACATTTTCTTTTGCGGTTTTCAGGTTGGCAATCATGCTATCAGACATAATTGCCCCAGCTGCCTTAGCCTCTTCACCCCATTTTTTAAACCCAGCACCACCATTTTGCAGCATTGGAATTAATGCGCTTCCGTCATCTACAAGCTGCTCCATGTAAGTGACAATTTCAGCATGAGATAAATTCGCTTTTTCTAGTCCGTTATAGTAAGCCTGTAAAACATCTGGCCCACTTAGATCCTTAAATTGATCAATGGTTACGCCAACTTTGGGACCAATCTTTTCAAAAAAATCCATCATCTCGCCTTCACCACGGCGAGCTTCACCAAGTTTATCTAAAGCGTCTTTGCCCATAGAGCCAAACTGGTCCATAGATAGGCCGGCCATTTCAGCGCCTTTAGAATAATACTGAAACTTTTCAGCTGAAGTGCCGACCAATTTTGCTAATTTATCTACTTCATTGCCTGTATCAATAGTTTGCTTAGCAAAAGCTACGAGGCCACCGATTGCTAAACTTTGTGCAAGTGTAGAGGCAATGTTCATACCTAAAGTTTTGATTCTGCTGTTGATGGAAGTTGAAACACGATCAAAGCTTTCTTCCATACTGGATAAATCAACTCTAAAATCAATATTGCGCCCAATATTTTCAATATTATTGGCTGAACGCTCTACAATTGCTTCACCTTCATGCATTCCACGCTGAAGCTCCGCAGTGTTTGCACCTACCTGTACTTCAACACGATTTTCATTACTTGCCATATTGACCTCGCAGGCATAAAAAAACCGCCTTTCGGCGGTCTTTAATAAACTTAAAATTACTGATTTTTACTAAACCTTGTGGTTTCCGAATAACTCACTGCATCAAGAAATGCTTTAACGTAATAGGCTCCAATTTTAATAACCTTTTGCTTTTTTTCACCTATAAGTTTGATATTTAGGCCATTCCCCATTGATGCATCCTCTAAATATTTCTTTGAAAGTTGAATGCAATTATTTTCAGTAACTAGTACATCATTAAACATTGAGCCAACATTCCGACTTCCATTGATAACTGGTAATTCTTTTTGGTTAATATCATATGCTGTTTTAAAGAAAGCCCAATTCTTACTATCATAGGTAGTCATTAAACAATATAGCTCACTACCATCATTAGCTTTTGTGAAAGTTAGATAACCCATCATTAACTCATTATCAATATTTTTACCTTCATTTATAGTTAATATTGGGGATTTATAAGTTCTAGTGCCTTTGTAATTATCAGTTGTAAAAGTAACACGCTTATATGTTGAGTCGTAATCTACCGGTTCTTTAAGTGCCTCCAAAGTAGCACACCCTACAAGGCTAATTCCTAACAAAGCAGCAATTACTAAATTTTTCATGAAAACACCAATTATTATTAAGTGGCTTTAATTTAACAAACCGATTACTTTTTGTCACATTGAAAAAAAACAAGGGCAACCTAAGTTACCCCTGCGGGAATGCTTTTAATGTTTCTAAAATATCTGGCAAATCTTCCTCTGGCGTATCATCATCTGGCTCATCTTTATCTACACCAAAGAAACAAGCCAGCATCAAATAAATTCGATGAAGATTAACATCTTCGGGAGGAAACTTTTTGTTATAAGCATTCATTGCTCTTAAACGTGGTAAGTCCATTTCATTACGTACGTAATCATAGTCCTTACCAGTTTTAAGCACTAAATGAGTGTAAAGCTCCTCCCAGTCTATTCCCCCGAATCGGTTGCCTCTTTGTCGCCTTTATGGTCAAGACCAGAAACATTTACCACAAGATCCAAAATTTCTTGCATATTGCCGATATCAATCAATTCATCAGCAATAAATTCACGGGTAATATCAGGATAATTTCGCTTTAAACAAATGTGGGCCATATCAATAATGACTGCTACCGGCACAGATTCCGAACTTAATTGATCCTGAAAACGCTCAATAGCCCCCAAAGGAGCCGGTGCAAAAATCCATTTCTGGCCAGCAATCTTTTTTTCGTTTCCGCGCGGGTTATCAACTTGCTTAAATTGCATTTACTTTTACTCCGAAAGTGACCAATCAAATACACGTCCTAAATCATCAGCAAACGCCTGAAACTCAAATTCTGGCGTATCGTAATCGTCTTGCTTACCGGCAAGAGACATTTTTGTACTGACACATTTGAAGAGGTGCAGGGTTAAGATTTTCCCGTGATATTCCTTATGAAGATCTAACGAGAATGACGGTGCCTCGCCCATTGGCAAATTCATAACTGTTGAAGACTTCGCGCCGGCCATTGTTGTGGAATATCGATAATTAATAAACACCGGCAAATTTGCATCAGCTGTAGCAAATGTATATGCACCTGTAGACTCATCAACTGAGTATTGCCCTGCTGCGGGTGCGGACTCAACACGAATTAAAGGTACGGCCTTTGCATTAGTTACTCCTAGATCTGCCACAAAAACCCCAGCATTTGGCGGGGTTGGTGTAACAGTTCCACCTACAGGCACTGGCGTAGCAGTCAGTGAGCGTGCCACTGCTGTAGCTGAACCGGTAGACATGGCTTGACCAAATAAAATGCTATTAACCAGAAGACCGTTTAAACGAGCAACTTTTGCTTTACCTGTAATCTTGCCTTTGCCTCGTGCAATGTCTACAGGGAACTGTCCTTGACCATAAAGCTCTTTTACATCAAAGCTAAAATCAACCGAGTTATCTTGTAAAATTCCAAGCTCGAAAGATGTGGGTTTGGCAATCTGTGCGCCGTATGCATCAGATAATGGTGTAGCAAATAGATTACCCACACCAAAAGAATACTGAGCCATATGTAATACTCCATAAAAAAACCTGCTAAAAAGCAGGTCTTTGGTGAAAATTTAATTAATTAACTAAAATGCTGATCGGTATGACGGCAACGGCTTGATCACCTAACGTACCTTCATCTGTTTCAATGGTTCCATCAATCCAGCAATGCGTAACCAAACTATTTAAAGTCTGGCATTTTTCAATTTCTGGAAATTCCGGTTGTAAAGCTGCTTCAATAGCATCGACTAATGGATTAAGCACACTAGATGGAACCTGCTCACCGGTTGTACGTGCGTACAAATAAATGTCTGCATATAACGTCCATTTAGGCTTTACACCAGTAGCAGGGCTGCCTTGAGCTACGCTTTGTTGCCCTTGGGCTAAACATAAATATGGCTGTTCAATGTCAGGCACATCATTCCAATGTCTTAAACGCCGTTCAGCAGTAACAAAACCATCAATATTTTTTAATAGATCAAAAAGAGCTATAAAAATTGCTTCACGATTAATACTCATGCTATGCCCCGCTGTATTGATACTTCCAGATCCTGTTTAATCTCCTTTCTCATCTCTTCTAAGGCAGACCTTAAAAAAGATTTTTCAGGCAAATCAACCTTACGTGTGTGAGCCTTAATATTGACCTGCTTAGGGTTTATAGATTTACCAAATGCCATTTTGATCATTCTTAAATGGGACTTTACAGTTACTTCATCATTGAACCCATACTCATGAGCAGCAGCATATTCAACGTTAGTACCGACAATACCCGTAACACCATTGCTTAGATCTATAACTTTTTGTGTGATGGATCTGCGCAAACGTCCGGTTCGTACATTGAGTACTTGGCCGCTAAGCTTCTCCCGTTTCACCTTGACCAAAAGTTTAAGAGTGGATCTGACAATAGATTGCCTAACCGCTTCATTAATCTGATCAACTGTACCGGTTAGCTTTGCATCACCATCAACATGATAATTAATCATCATATTGGAACGACTCGCTTATATTGCTGTAGTGTTGCTCTTGCCGATGGAGTTAATTCACCTATGAAAAATGAAATAGTTTCATTCGCCAAGGTTTTAGACTGTATGCCGATTCTGTCTTTTTCCTTGTAACGTAGCGCTACAAGGTCAATTACAGCTTGTTCAATATCACTCGGGACTTCATCAAATCCGGCTTCATATTCAATCTGAATATTTCGCCGGCCATGAGCAAAGCAATCCCCTTGCAAAATTAACCACCAGTCAGCCCAGCGATAACCGTAGTCGTGAAAATTGGACGATTCCGGTATCACCCTGCCATTAACAAGAACTTTGTTAATAAGACGTATATCAGGCTCTTTTAGAACAAGTTCAGATTTTCCGTTTCCATCTCGATATTCAGTTACTGAATGTCTTAAGACTTCCCGCTCTAGCCAATTTTCAATAAAGGTACTTGCAGCATCGATCATGCGTGAAAGTAAGGCATCTGCTTCAAGTTGAGACGATTTGAGCCCTAAAAACTCCTTAACTTTTTCTAATGTTGTAAGTGCCATATTGATTACGCCTTTTTACCTTTAGCTTTGTCGGCATCTGCTTCAGCTGGAGTTGATGCATTAGCAGCAGCTGCGGCCTCAGCATCCGCTTTAGCTTTTGCGGCTGCATCCGCTTCTGCCTGCGCTTTTGCCTCTTCCGCTGCTTTTGCCTTGGCCAGCTTTTCATTTTCTGCCGCTTCTTTGGCTGCGGCCTCAGCGGCTTTAGCTGCGGCTGCATCCGCTTCTGCCTGCGCTTTTGCCTCTTCCGCTGCTTTTGCCTTGGCCAGCTTTTCATTTTCTGCCGCTTCTTTGGCTGCGGCCTCAGCGGCTTTAGCTGCGGCTGCATCCGCTTCTGCCTGCGCTTTTGCCTCTTCCGCTGCTTTTGCCTTGGCCAGCTTTTCATTTTCTGCCGCTTCTTTGGCTGCGGCCTCAGCGGCTTTAGCTGCGGCTTCACGAAGAGCTACCAAATCATCCGGCTTGCCAACCGTAAAACCTAAAGGCTCTACAAATGGCCAGATGTTCTCATCTGTCTCAACAAAACCGTCTTTAACTTCAAGCTCTACACCTGCGACACTAACCGAGGTCACACCCTCAGGGGCTTTAAATAATCCCATTTGCTTTACTCCAAGAAAATGCCCAGCGGATTAGGCTGGGCAAGAAAATTAAGATTGAACAAGTTTTGCAATATTGGTGATGATACCCATCGAGAAAGGCGCGTAATGTTGAAGCACCCCATCTGCATACACACCATATTCATAACGGCGTGTACGTAATGGCCATTCAATTTGATGATAATCACGGCGCATTTTCATCTGTACGATATTGCCAACGTTCGCCAATGGATAAGGCAAACGTGAGGTAAACATAAAAATGGTGCCGGCTGCTAAGTTAGGGTGAATACGTAAAGGAACGCGTTGGCCCGTAATCTTATTCTGATAGCTACCAACAACAACACCTGCTTGGAGAGATGCAGGGTTATTAGCATCCACATTAAGGTGAAGTAATGGAGCGCCACCATTTTTGATGATTAAAGATGTAATGGTTAATAACTCTTGCGTACTAACGTAAATAACATCAGGACTTAAACGATATTTACGGTAGAAGTTTTCAAATGCTTCTTCAAACTCCACAATACCGCCAGCACCATCACTTGTTAGTGTGGTACCAACACCAGCAGTACCTGTAGGCATAACTTTTACATATGCATTGCTACTAGGTTTAAATGCTTGGATTAAAAGACCGTCAAAATCAATTGTACTTGTAGAGTTATCTTCATCCACTAACGTACTCGCTAACTGTGCGTTTGGATCTGCCGCTTGCTTAAGAATCACACTGTTAATTGTTGAGACGGCTACAAGGCGCTCAGATCCTGCTGGACCGATGTACCAAGCATAGCCAAGCGCGCCGACAACTGAAGTTACTGTAGCCGTAATAGAGCTGGTCGTGCCTGTGGTGGCTACTGTTGCAGCCGTTGATTTACGAGCTGAACCACCGCCAAACTCTTCTGTAGTACCATCCGCATTAGAGCGAGAAATTTTGCTAGGCACTTTAGAGTTTGCATCAAACTTCTGACCAATCCCGCCGTTATTCACCCCAACCACATCTAAATAAGCTTGTGGACCAAGGGCAACGCAGATAACCGACCATGTTTGAGCAGCCAACGTACCACCTGTACCAACTGCTGCAAGTGTAGGTGTTGGTGTGGTCCCCATTGCCAACGATGTATTACCCCCAATGATTAAGCGCTCTTCTTCGATCATAGTTGCTTCAAGGGTTTGTTGTACTGCCAAAGCTTTGACATCTTCAAAGTTTTTAGCAGCATAATCAGCTTCCCAAGTAACGCTATTTTCTAAGCCCCAACCACGAAAAGAAGCAAAGTAATCTTCGGTTTTGTGTTGGATAACTCCACCACGGCGCCCTTCAGAAACCCCTGCACGTTGGTTATTTACGTTAATTGCAGTAATTACACGCCAGTTCGCTTGTGTTGCAAAACCATTCGTCACACGGGAAATACTGTTACGTAAAGGAGTTAATACAGGATAAAACTTTTTAGAAGGAGCTTCTAAGTCATATGCCTGTAAGCCTGTTGTTGGACCGTTAGGTTGTGTAAATGACTTGGTTAAGTCATTAGTATCTTGCATTGCTTTACCCTGAGCGGTTTTGATTGCATCTAGAGCGTCATTTAAATCTGGCATGTGTTATCTCCCGCCAAAGAAAAGCCCGCAAAAGCGGGCATAAAATTTAATTTAGGACTAATTGATTAAATACGTTGTGCTTGCGCGCTTTTAATCATTGTTGCGATTTCATTGACCTCGCCGTTACCATCTAGCACCGGCTCAACCTGATCTTTTTTAATAACGGTTGTATCTTCCGCTTTACTAAGGTTCATTAACGCTGCTTTTGGTGTTTCAGGTTGTTTCTCCAGTTCAGTGACACGCTTTTGCAACGTATCGCGCTCTTGTTCGACTTTGGCCAGATTTGCTTTAGTTAAAGTTAAATCATCAGTGACCTTTTTAAGTTCGCCTGCGTCCGCTCCTTTCTCGATTTGAGCTTGCGCCGCATCATCTGGAGCACTCTCATCTTCTGGGCTATAGACTTTGATGTTTGAAAGTTTCTCAGCACATTTTTCAATGGTCTGACGAATATCGTCCAATTCTGCTTTTGTTGGATTCGATAATATGACTTCTGCCTTTCGTAAGTTTTCGCACCCTTCGGCCTTACAAATTTCATTAGCGCGCGAAACCATTGTGGCAACTTCCTCTTGAGCCATAGTGCTAAAGATTTCAGCGCCTGATTCAATCCAAGCACGGAGTTGCTCAGGGATTGGGCTGTCATCTCCACGCCAGCGAGATTCGTCTTTAACGGAGTAAATGAGCCACATGATATCTTGTAGTACATTGGCCATCTCCTTTACATCGCCCATGCTTTTAGTTAGCGGATCAATTGCGTTTTCTTCGCCAGCCGATAAACCATCCGCTTTGAAACAAGTAATCACGGCGTTTGGATTCGCTGGACGGTCCACCAGTGAGATTTCTACCAACTTAATACCAGTCACAATTGATTTATTAAGATCATCACGCTTGGTAACGCTCCCACCAATACTGAAACCTTTGTAGACGCCTTTTTTAACTTTTTTAATCGCTTCACTATCAACAATGTGCGCTTTTAAAGTGGTGACATTATTGTCATCTACATTAATTTCTAACGCCGTGCCAGCTGCAAGGGGTTGATGCATTTCACGGACTGCACCGAACTTCATATAATCAGGAATAGCTGAGCGCATGGCATCAGCTTTCACAATTTCCTTATCACTGTCTTCATCTTCAGTAGACGCCACACCTTCAACAATGATTGTTCCATCGTCCTGATCTTCCACTTTGGAAATCTGGCCATACATTTTTTTTAAAGTCATAAAAACCTCGGACAATAAAAAACCACCGGCTAAGGTGGTTCAGTTAAAGTTAAAAAATTCACATCACTACTGGCAATGTGTCACATCTGCAATGGGGGTGAAGTGGTGCATCCTTGAAGTAGCTCCCAGCCACAAAAGATTCATCAATAGGAATAATTTTTCCATCCAATTCCTGACATGCATCACAGCAATCTGGTGCGGCCATCCATTCTTTTGACTCTACCCCAGCAGCTTTATAGGCGATCATGTTGCCCTGTACGTCAGCTATGGCTGTTTCAGTTCTTGCAATCATTTCTGCACGATCTTCACTAAATGCATGACTATTGCCAATTTCATCGGCTAATTTGTCATTACTCCAGCCTTCCTCTAATGCTTGTGTGATTGTAGCTCTTAGCATTTCCCGAGTTGATTCAGTGATGCTAAATAAAGGGCTTGGATTTTCGACCAAAACGCCGTTACGCCAAATCATGCCGACTAGCTCAGCTGCTCGATCTTCAGCAAACTTAATTGCCTGCTCATTTGCCAGATTAAGCGCCTTTTTCTCAAGCTCTGCATTGATTTGGGTTAAAGCAACCTCTACCCCATCAACTGCCAATTGACTTGTTAAATCGCTAATCCATGCAGCTATACCAGACCAAGCACCAAAACTAAGCCCATCAAGAATATTACTGACATTATCCTTAATACTTTTCCCAAGTTGATCCTTTGCTGTCACAACCTGTATGGCTATATCCTTGGCTTGTTCCTGAAAGAACTGGTGAATCTGCTGCTTTAGTTGTTCCCGTACTTGCTCCACTTTTTCCCGTTCCCGATCGATTGGAGCTACATACTTTTTTGACTTTGCAAACTTCTCCTTTACGTCATCAGTAGGCTTGCTTTCATCCACTTGCTGCGGCTGCGGCAATAACGGCGCTGGGTTCAATGAAGACCTTAATGCAGGATCCATAGGCTGCATGTTAAACCGCTCGGCCCTCACCTCATCAGGGTGCAGCACTTTTGCTTCAACATAGATTTTATCAATTTCCGCTTGTTCTTTAGGCTTTGCAGCTTCTTCAGTATCCCAACGAAACTCCATATCCAAATAGCCAAAAACCTGCTGGATAATCCGATCCATTAAGGATTTTACCCAAAGCATTAACGGCGCCAATCCTTCGGCTAAAGCTGCTTCCTGTGCTGTTTGGGCCGTTGCTCGGTTCATCTCCTTTACAAACGCCTGAGGGCTAATTGAAAAGGCAAAACAGACAATACGAGCTATCCACTCGTCATACTCGTCTTTCATTGCCTTATCTTTTGTATCAAATGGCGTAACGCCCTGAGGCACAAAGCGCGTCTTACGGCGCTCATGGATATTTCCAGAAAGCAGCGAGTTCCAGTAATCCTCAAAGCGCTTAATCTGTTCAGGCGTCCATTCAGCTGGAACCTGAAAAATTAAATCTGGTGTACTGCCATCGGTATAAAACCCCAATTGATGAGCTTGACGGCGTAGAGCAATGTTAATTGTCGTAACAATTTGCTCAACTGGTGAGAATCCATATACCTTGTGTGTACGTGGATTACGGGGCAAATAAATCAACTCATCACGGGTGTAATTTACTGCTGGCAAACCCTTTAATATTTGCTGATATGCTGCCTCAGGCGGCAATGGTGTACGGCCGTAAATATCCAGTACACGTTTAATAGTTGCGCCGTCTATTGGTTCAACTGCATATACTTCACCGCCCCGTGTTCTGCGTGTATAAACAACTGGAGCATCTATAACCAATAGATCCTCAAGCAACATACGCAACCACGCATCCCAAGAGTGCTCCTTATCAGGAAATGCAAAGAAGTTTGTTAATTCCTCACAACGTGCATCATGTACAAGCGCTTCATCTGCATCAGTATTGGGTTTGTCTTTAAGACGAATAACCCAAGGAAGCTTGGCCATCTGATCTTTACGTGTCTCAATAATGATTCGTAAAAGATCATAGTTATCTGCAAACGCCCTTAAATGGTCATAAGTTAAAGCCTCACCCTGTCGTGGTCTGGAGTTGACGTTGAAAGATGTTGCGTAATCGAATTGCCGCCCTGAGGTTTGTTCTTTTGGTGCCACTGGCTCCAAAGGTTGGGAAGGCCCAAACCAAGCGTTACCAATATTTGAAACACCATGAGCAAACATTTGCACCACATCAGCAGCAAGTGACGTTATTTTTCCATTAGATCTAGCCATGATTGCGCTGTATCCTGTTTAGATTGTGATTCTTCTGCAAGTCTTGCCTGTTCCTCCAGATGTTCTAATAAGCCCAAATTACCCTCGTTAAGCTCATTGAATGCATCGGAGCACCCATCTATCTGGTCATCATGAGTACCGTTAGGGAAATTCCTTAATTCTTCGATTAAGTCATCGTTCCAAGCCCCACGTAACATACGCACATTTCCGATATTTACTTGAGCTGCAAAAGGCTGTGCTCTTGTTGCCTTGTCACCCGAAACGGGCTTAGCAACAACGGAATAACCTGATAGTTTTTTAACAAAACTTTTAGCTTGTGACTTGCCTGCCTGACCGGGGTCTTGCGGCAATCTGATTTTGATATTCACCCCATCACGGGATGCAGTATTTTTAATGGTTGTCTCCACCTCATCAGGTCCAAACTGACCACGGACCATATCAGCGATGTACCAATAACCATCACCACCATCAAAGAGTTTTGGACCTGCGGTATAGTCTCCACCATCAGCAGTAGCGCCTAGATCCCATGCACGACAACCTTGTTTTGTTGTTGCCGGCAATGCATCAACGACACTAATCATGTGCGGCTTAAAGAAACCACCCGCAGGTGGTGCCGGTAATTGTCGATATTGGCCAGCAAATACATACGGCGCGGCCTGCTCCATTATCTTAAGTCGCTCTATTGAGTGCTTAGCTGGCCATAATGCTGAACCATCAGGCTGAATAGCTGATAAACAAAGGTGTTCCCATACATCACCATTACCACCTGCAACCGGTACGCCGTCTTTTCTCTTACCTAATAACCATCCGGCCAAATCATCCTCATGCAGACGCTGCATAATGACAATAATCGGGGTATCTGGTGAGTTAGTACGAGACTCAAGGGTATTTTGAAACCATTCAATAACGCCCTCTCGTATGGTTTTAGATGATGCCTCATGTGCTTTGTGTGGGTCATCGATGATGATGCACCCGCCAAAACCTTCTCGCATCTTACCCGCACCAAAACCGGTGATGGTACCGCCGGTACCAGTGGCATAGCAGACGCCATTTTTTGAAGTACGCCAAAAGTCTTTGGCTTTACTATCCTCGCGTAATGCTAAATCTGGAAAAACCTTTTTATAAGCTTCCTCTTGTACAAGGCCCCTGATTTGGAATGCATTATTAGCGGCCAGCATTGCCGAATAACTGATGTGAATAAACTCAGAATCAGGCTTTTTGCCGAAACACCAAGCCATAAAATTAATTACAGCAATTTCTGTTTTAGAGTAGCGAGGTGGAATATTAATAATTAACCGCTTAGTCTCCCCGTTATAGACTTTCATTAAAGCCTTACAGATTTCTAAGTGGTGCCAGTTTTGCAACCATTTGTACCCGCGGCGCTCTTTAAACATGTACCTAGTAAAAAAATATAAGTCTTCCTGCGCCTCGATTTGGATTGCTTCATCCCGAGCCGCATTAGTACTCATCTATTACTTCCCTCCTCGCCTTAAGAAACTCTTCTTTTGTAATCGCTGACTGGACCGTTTCAACTGGCCCGCCGTCCTTACCGGTAATTTCTTGACGATTGGTAAATTGCCCGCCAATGTCCTGAGCTGCCTGTTTGAGAATATTCATACCCGTTTTAAGATTTCGTGTTCGTTCTAAAAACTTTTGGTACTGCCTCAAACGGTAGTACTTATTTGCAATCGGAATGTCCACCAAGCCAGCATCAAAATCCTTTCTAGTTTTCTCGAAAAGCTCCTTGAATTTTGGACTTAAATTGCGGCCTTGATATTTCGTAGGGTCATATGCTTGGCACTGGCTTCGGGTAATAACTACATCAAATTCTTGTTTGACGCTCTCCACTACATCTTGAGGGGTATCACGGCAAGCAAGAGACTGAACAATAAAAATTTTTACAGGCTCTTTTAGTGCTGCCATAAATTCAACTCCGTACAACTACGTACAACAAACAAGGCAAAAAAAAGAGCCCTAAGACTCATTTAATTACACAGTTACCGCAGCATTTTGAAATATCTAAATCAGATACAAACGGCGGGTTTTTAGCTACTTCAATGAGACGCTTAACATTCTCATTTGCGCCCCAACGCTTAACAACCCCGATAAACTCTTCTACATCGTGGCCAGCTAAATAATGCTTTGGCAGTCCAGTATGATCACTGTAAATAATCTCACCGTCTCTATCACGCTCCACACCTATGTGATAAAGCTCATGTTCAAGCAACGCACAAAACTCGTTATCGTTAGCCTTTTCACAAAAGCTTGCATCGATTGTGATTAAGTAAACTGGAACGAATCCGAACCAGTCGCGCATTTGCTGCTCTTGTCGGGCTTTCTTCCAGCCACCTTGTTGAAACATAACCTTTTCACATTGGCCGAGCACCATGCGCTTAGCTCTCGTATAAGCAGTAGAAGCCCATGCAAAAGCCAAAAACCCTTCATTGTCATGAAGCATCTCAGCGATATGGTCGTGATCTGGATTATGTAAAGGTCCACCAAGCGTAAGAAAATTAGCAACTACCCAGTTTTTTAAATCAGGCGCAGGTACTATGCGTATCGCTTCCTCTTCATCTGCTTGGTCTATAAAATCAGTTGGAGGAAATGGTCTGATCTGATCCATTAAATATTTGCCTTTTTAAATTTTTTAGCCACTGACTAGCGTATTCAGTCCGTAACTGCAAAGGTCCAGACTCATCAATGCGGCATCTAGAAGCCGTCTCTATGCGAACTACTGTGTATCCCATCTCTTCAGCCACATCGTAACGATCAAGACTCCAAGCTTTGTTTTTAAGCTTACCCTTACGTCCACCCGACCAAGGGCCGCCAGCAATTTCAACTAAAATACAATGTTCAATTAAATGAAAATCAAATCGCCAGTGCTTGGTTGATTTAAATTGAAACTTCTTTTCGTATTTAATTTCCAGAAAATCTAAAGCTTGAGTAAAGTCTTCTTCGGCCTCTAAATACTTTTGTGTAGCCTTCGGCAATGGTCGTCTTTTAGGTTTGGTTTTTGGCTCTTTTTTTCTTGTAAGCCAAAAATAATCTTTACTGTCCATTTATTTCACCCATAAAAAAACTCCAACACTGTGGAGTTTTCCTGAAAATAAATAATTTCTAAGGAACTATCTCAGAAATGTATATGGGGTATATTTTTGCATATTCATTAATAGCCTCAATAATTTCTGTTTTAGCCTGCACTCCATCTAAATGAGGTCTACGCCGAGACCTGAAATCTTCAACAATATCGTCATTTAGAAAAACTGAATATTTTAAGGGGGGTACTATAATTTCATCTGTTTCAAATTTTTCGGCCATTTTGGGACTACAGTTTTTTATATTTTGAGATTGAACCTCTATAAGTAAAATTAATATTTTATTAATTTCTGCTGTTAATTCATTTTTGCATTTTGCTTCTACAATTTTATTATATGTTCTCAAAAAAATAATGATTCGGTTATCTTTTAGAGCATCACTCCCCCAAAAACTTCCATCACTCAAGGAGTCTTTTAACAACATTCTAAACATCTCCAGTCTGGTGTCACGAAGATCTTGTATTATTTGATCGGACTCCTCTTTCGCTTTATTCAATTTAACTAAGCTTGGTCCTATAGATATTTCATGCACATTTGGAAATAAAAAAATGAAAACAGATAAGATAATAAAAGCAACAATTAAGGCAACAAATTCTGTACCTTGAATCTTATTTGTTAGTAACAAATACAACCCCAATACTATTGATGTTATAAACACAACAATACTACATATAGTCCTTAAAATACTCACTCTTAAACCTTTGAATTATTCTTGGTTTCAATTATAGCTGTTTTAAGGAATTTGTGAATTTAAACTACAAATAAAAAAGCCCATCAAATGGCGGGCTTCAATGTGTTTAAGTTCTAAATTAAGAAAGATATGGGTATTTTTTGGGCTAGATACTTATTGACGATTTTTGTAGTTTCAGAAAAGGAAAGTTCTGCACATAGCCAAAATCTATAAGTATTTGCACGCACAATAAAACTCTGGCGATTGTATGTTGACTGTTTGCTTGAATCTATTTCACTAGCTTCAAAGTATGTATCTTCACGGTTATTTACAACCTCACCGCCCAAATCACCGCCAATTCAAATATACATTGTAAGCTTCCATAAAGTTATGAATGGCAGCTTAGCACATAAAGTAAAAAGCCCCGCTAATAACTAGTATGTGGCAGGGCTCTATACGCCGTAATCCGTTCGGCAAAAATAATAATTATGGATAATCCAGTCGAATTACATGAACAATATTATCACCTAAACGATAATCCAAGCCAGATCCCATATTATGAACTTCTAACCTTCTGTGAGGTGGAAGATATTGACTAATAAAGTCTCCATTGGCATTACGATGATATATATTTATTGTATTTCCGTTTCTTTCTGGAACTTCAACTAATTCTTCTTCAGTACCATCTTTATATCTAACACGAACTTTACCCATTTTTATCCCCTTTTTATTGGAGATATTTTTATAACACAGAAATGCAAAAAGCCCATCTTTAGATGAGCTTTAATACAGGTGCTTTACTTACACTTCGAACACTATAACACGAATATGCCATACCCCGTGCGCACACTCAAGTGGTTTTTTCAAAAGTTTCAAAACTAAAGTGCGGATTACGGCTTTTAATATAAGCAAGTCCACACTTTAAATCTTGTCTAATTTGATTAACTGAAGTGTCATTACTCTGAGCAATATTTCTTAAAGAATTACCCATAACATGATGTGACCAAATTGCTGAGATCCATTCTTGTAAAATCTGGTCTTCTATTAATTGAATATCAATAATTAACCTATGGATTGCACGAGCTTCATTATCATTTAGTTGACAGCATGTCCCCTTACGGCGAATACATAAGCGATCTTTTAAATTTTCATCGCTCATATACATAGCTATTAATTTTTCTCGTTGTTTTTGAGTGATGCGTTTAGTTGGCATCGTCTTAACAATTTTTACCATAGTTTCAGTATCGCCATTAAGCCAAGCCCCGAGCTGGCGGCACCATTCCTCAAAACTATATTTAGACCAATCGACCGCTTGTAAAATGTGTTGTTGTACTGGCATATTCATTTTCATCCCACCAATTGCTCAATTTGTTTAATCGCCACGCCTGCTTTAACTTGCTCTGTGCTGAACCGTAAAACTGTAAAACCCATCATTGCTGCGGAGTTGTATTTCTCCATATCCCCTATATAGCCCTTACCTCTTGTATGGCGACCTCCGCTCCAGATCCCGCCTTCCACCTCTATCAAAATCTTTGTACCCGTTATTAAAAAATCTGCTCTCCATTTACGTTCAGGGTGGAACTTATATTCCTGTTCAAAACTAATCTTGCATGCTCTTAAATGCGTTGCCAGAACCATTTCACCCACACTTGGTTGTCTGGCAACTTGCTTTGCTGAACGCCGCTTTTTATTTTTCTTTATCGGAAATAACTTGCGGTATTCAGCAATGCTGACTGATGACATCAAGCACCACCTTTCAGCAAATTTTCCAACTGATTAGCAAAGCAGTTATAAACTCGTGCTTTATCTTGATCGCCAAAAAGGCTTGAAGCATGGGCATCGTGCTTATAATTTTGAACTAGGTTTTCAATTGAACTTCTTAGCTCATCTAAATTCGCTTGTTGTTCTTTTTGAATCTCCCAAGCCCACTTTCCAGATTTACCCTCAAACTCACTCATGACTGGCTCCTTTTCCTCTGGCAACTTAGTCATAACACCATCTGGAAATTTAAAATCTCCATGCCACTTCCCGTTTTCCCAAATAGACCAAATCCCACATTCATCACTGTTGTAGTAATATCCAGCCTGCCAATGTGTCGCACCTTTAGGGCGGTGTTTTAATATTTGTTCAAACATGACCGCCTCCGTATATTGATTCGTGGTCGCGGATGGCTTGCTCTAATGCAGGTCTTTCAAATAATGTCGCGTACTTGCTGCCATTTTTATTGATGCGGCTTAGAATCTCTTTAGCTTCTTTAATACCGCCATCAAACGCATTAATTTGATCAATCGATTCCAGCAGGCGCTTGAGTTCGGAAATGTCTACAAAATACTTTTCTCGATCAGCCTTGCTAATCTCTACACTTTGACCACATTGGAACTCGAAACCTTCATTCCATTCAGTTGCGTTAGAAGGTGCTGAATCTACGATTTCCTTCGCGTATTGCAGTCCTTTATCTCTAATCAATTTAGATGCTTTCATGCATTCGCCCCTTCAATTAACTGCAGAATATTTCTTGGAATAGGCATACCTTCACGGCGGCACATCTCTGCGTATTCCTGCGGATTATCGAAAGGATCTGGACCTAATTCCTTTGCAAGCTCAGGCTCTTTTTCTTTTGCCTGAAGTTTTTGTACTGGTGCAGGTTTACGACCATTGATTTTTAATCGTTCCATCAATGATTGGAGATGCTTTTGTGCTTCGTCATTTGAAACTGGTATATGCACTTTTTGCTCATTTTTCTGAGCTAATAAAATTGGTTCTTGGTACCAAGCTTGGGTTTTACCCTTCAGTTGTGCTTCAGCCTTGTATTCATCATAGATTTTGATAAATTCCATTTTGGCTTTGTACATTTCACCATCTTGGATTAGTGAATAAACTTGGTCTAAAACAAATTTGGTCAAGGTTGTAATTTCTTGGTTCTGCTCTCTTCCGTCTGGCAATGTCACTTTTTTGTGTTGAGAGATCTGAGTGTATTCACAAGCCTTAACCCAAGCCTTCTCAGCGCTCCACCAATCATCACCCATGCACATAGCACGGAATTCAGCGAAGTTAGGCATGTATGTATTTGTACTTGCGTAAAATAGCGCCAAGCCTCTTTGAAGTTGATTAGGTGTAACCCCAACCAATGCTTTAGCAAGCTGCTGTTCAACGATTTGCATTGGAACGGCATTTTTCCCTTCAACTGGGAAATTCTTATTGAACTGAACAGCGTATTTAGTTCTGTAAGCCGCAATTAGTTCTTTTAAAAAACTTTCAAATGGTGCTAATTCATTCATGATTAATAGCCTCCAAAATCTTGTGACACTGGAGTAACGTCAATCACGTTTGAACGGTTGCTTTCAGCGTACATTTGAGTGAAATAACCCGGTTCTTCAGGAACGTTATGTGATTGTGGGTTTTCCTGAATTTGATTTTGGCGAGGTTCAAATACACCCTGATAATTTCCGATAATTGAGTTTTCCAGTGATTGGTTAGCGAAAGGTCCAAACGAGATAAGTTTTTTAAGGATTAGCTTTACTGCGTTTTCAGAAAGTGGTTTTTTGATGCTGATACGCATATCAACAAAATTGTTCCACAGCTCTGGATCTACACATGCAGGTAGTTCAACTGAACGTGGATTAAATTCATTTGGTTTTTCTGTTTTAGGTTTTTCAGAAACAGACTCTCTTTTTTTATTTATTTTTTTATTACTTTGAGAGTTGTTTTTGATAGTGATACTTTGTGTGTTAAAAATTTTTACTAGTAGCGGTAAAAAATTTTTACTAGTGTAGTTAAAATTTTTAACTAGCAGTGGTAAAGAATTTTTACTAGTTTGGCCATAAATTTCAGGTAGTAAAAAATTTTTACTAGGGAATTTAAGCACTAAACCAACGCTAGTATCGTTACCTAATTTGAATGTATTTCCATGAATTGTGCTTGGTTGTTCCACGACTAAACCAACTTTAATTAATTCATTAAGGCATTTAACAACTGTCGGTCTACTCTTCCCTGTAATCTCTTCAAATTGAGTTAAAGAGATGGAATCCATCTCCTTATTCCAGCCACGAGTTTTACGGCAAATAACTAAATAAATTTTGCATGCAGCATCAGAGATTTTATTTAAAACCTCGTCAACAAATGCATTAGGCACTTGAAAGGAATTAGGCACAAAATTACTCATGTACACCGACCTTAGGCTTTACATACCCACCAAATTTTTGAACCAAGTCAGCATTAGCCAAACTATTAACGATCTGCCCTGCTAACCACTGATTAATGCGAAAACGCTGTGCCATAGTTTGTGAAAATTCTTCACGCGTTATTGCAGCATTATTTTCGTCATAACCTTTGGCTCTTAGATTTTTACGGTTACGATCATGTAGCTCATTGAGAATCACTAACGCTGGATCAAAGAAGGACTGAATTTCCTGAGTCTGTTTGTACTCAGGTTTATACTTAAATTGACTATTCATGACACCTCCGCTAATGCTTGCTCAGCTTTTGTTAGGCGGCGTTTAGCGTTGAGCTCTGCTACTGTTGCTGTACGGATTTCTTTTGATGAAACCAGAATCAAATGATTCTCCGATTTGATAGTCCACAACCTAGTCAAAGTTTTATTTTTAACCTCAAATAAATCGTTTGATTTAAAACTTCGACACTCTTTAGTAAGTACTACAACGTCACCTATTAAAAAATCTGGTGAGTTGAGTTCGATTGGTTGTTCTGATAAATTGTTTGTGTTCATTTGATCCACCTCATTTGAATGCCTAACCACTCCTGTTCCCGCAGGTAGTGGTTTTTTAATATCCAAGCTTTTCTTTTTGACCACTGATTTCGTCATGAAATAGGTCATCCACCGTTTCTATACGGTTCATCCAGCTTTTAGACATAACTAAAAGTGCAGCAACACGTTCCTTATCAATGCTTTGATAATCTTTAGGAACGACTTTTAATCCAAGCAAACTCAATAGCTCGCAAAACATTTCAATTTCATTCAAGCCATTGTTTTTCTTATCTGTTTTAAGTCGAGTTATAGTGCTTGGATCAACCTTTAAATGTTCAGCAATCTCTTTTTGATTGCTTATATCAAGACCATGCAATATGCGGGATACGCCATTTCTGGCGCTTGCAGATATATCAACTGATAATTTGCTCATGGTTAGGTCCTAAGCGGTTAATGATCCAAGGTTTTTGCTTTTTGTCGTCTGGGGACGAAGTTCAATCCAAATATCTTGATAGTTATCAGGGAAAAGCTCTTTTCGTGTTGTTAAGCCAAGATCTTCGGCAATAACTGCTAGCCTGATTTTTCTATCCAGGGGAATAGCTTTCCATCCACTAACTGATGACGGTGCAATCCCTAGAAGTCTTGCTACCGCTGTGACACCACCTAGCTTGTCAATAAGTTGTGCGTCATTCATAACGTGCTCCTAATTTTTCTTTAATTATTAGGCATTCCTTATATTAAATCAATAGGAATACCTAATTTTATTTATGTTAGGATTTCCTAACATTGTGAGGATAGTTGTATGAACACTCTTGCTGAACGACTTAGATATGCCATGGAAGTATTGCCACCTAAAAAGATCAAAGGTGTCGAACTTGCTCGTGCAGTAGGAGTCAAACCTCCTTCTGTGAGTGATTGGCTGTCTGGAAAATCCAAAACAATGGAAGGTGAAAATTTATTACGTGCTTCAAAATTTTTGAATGTTAATCCTTCTTGGCTTGCATCTGGCACAGGAGAGATTCAATCAAGCACGAAAGATAAATTTAAACAACTGGATATCGAAGCCTTCAAAAAGAAATACAACATTAGTGATAGTGATGAAGCTCTTTTATTTTCAACAATTATCGAAAAACCATTTATCCCGTCATCTAAGCGTTGGGTTCCTGTAAAGGCGTACTCTAAGATGGGAATGGATGGTTATTTTACTGACATGGGTTATGAAGGAAATGCTGGTGATGGATATGTTCCAACCCACTCAGCAGGACCAAGAGCCTATGGCATTAAAGGCACTGGCGACTCAATGTTTCCAGCAATTCGTAATGGTTGGTACGTTGTGTGCGACCCTGATGCAGATCTTGTGCCGAATGAGTTTGTTCAGGTGTGCTTGAAGGATGGAAGATGCACAATTAAAGAATTTGTCGGCATCAATGGTGGAGTTTTAAGTTTGCTTTCTGTGAATGGTGGTGAGCGATTTTTCTTTGAAATGGACGAGGTTGAAAGTATTACCGCTATTACAGATATCGTGCCGCCAAGTCAGCATAGACAGGAACATCCTTATTCGCATTAATCACAGGAAGACTTATGGACAATTCAAAACGACCAATCAACCAGATTATTGCTCGCATCAATGATGCTGCGAAACATGGTGAAGCTTTGGTGCTAACAGCCGAAGAAGTGAAGATCCTCTCAAAGGACATTGGTGATAAAGTCTTTATTCCAGTCCTTACAAATGAACAAGTAGTGCAGTTGGTAAAAGAAGGAAAGCTTGGGCAGAAAATTAACAACACCAAAGATTAATAAGTTGTGAACCCGACACAGTACTTTAGAGCGATTCGGGAGGAGGAAATAATGAGTAAAACAGTAGTAAAAGACAAAACAGTACACTACAAAAAAGTAGATTTTCTAAAAGGCGCCAATCTAGGTCAATTACTAAAAGCACAATTGCTGGATAAGGATTCTTTTTACTATAAAGCCATAAATCGTCAACAATTTGTCTCCGCAACAAAAGATGATTTTATTCTAATTAATCATGCTAGTTCACACCAAAGCATGTTCTTTGGCGAGTTGATTATTGTTGAGTCAGGCAAAGCTCAGGCTGTATTAAAGATAGACAGTGATGATGCTACTGAATTTCCCATTAAAACCTATTTAACAGATGATCTGCCAGATGATGAAGATGGCGTTGACGCTACAGAGGTTGTAAGAAAAGAGTTTATTGATAGTGTTCTTTACTTTGGTGTTATTGATAACCATGTCGCAATCATTCAATCAAGATCACTTACCGCTAGAACCTTGGAGTCATATTTGGGCTGGCTTTTGGGTGAAGCAGCCAAAGCATTGCCAGAGAATAGTGCATTAATATTAAAAGATGCTCCAAATCCCACTGTTAAGCAAAAGCTTGAATCAACTCCAGCTAAAACTATTTCAATCTCATCTGGCATTGGGTCAACAGAACTTCAACCTGTTCATACTGTCGAATCAAGCATACCTGCGAAAATTGACTATAAAATTGAAGATAATGTGGTTGATGTGCTTAAGTCAGCTTTTGGAGTTGATTTAGAAAATTTAAAACTAGAGGATGGGCTTGATGACGCAAACCTAAAGTTAAAATTAACACTTACATACAACCGCAAAACCTCAAAAAGTGGGCAAAAAGTTATTGATACTGTAGCTTCATCCATGCGACATAATGATGATTATGTTATTACTCTTGAGGATGGGACCAAGGTTACGGCTGATAATCTAAAAATGAGCGGCAAGATTTCAGTTGAAACAATCAATAATAAAGTTTATAACGACGGCCTAAAAGTTCAATTGTATAATTGGATGACTACCAATATAAATTTTGGTGACTAATATGGCTAAACGCTACTTACCCTTCTACAATAATGCTAGATTTATCGCACTAGTGTTAGTCGGTCTGTTTGCTATATTTTCAATAATTTTTAAATATTTAGAGTTAAATATTACAATAAATCTGGTTCAATTTTCATTTGTACTGCTTCTCCCTTTAAGTCAAATTTATTTGGCTTATAAAGGTATGCTCGATGCATTAAAGCTTGATGGTTTAAATCAGTCAGAACGAGATAGGTTGACTTCAACTGTGGACATAAGAAGTAAGTCATCTTTATATGTGGCTATGCTTTTTATTATTCTTGTTTTTAGTATGTATATACTTAATTTATTAGGCTTACTTTCAGCTAAGCATCTTTTAGCTCTAATACTTTCTGTTGGACTCACCTCAATTTTTAGCTTCTTCTTAGCTTGGTCTGACTTAAGAGAAATCTCTTTGCTTGAAAAAACATTAAAAGATCGCAAAGAATCAAGAGAGGCAAAAGCAAAAGTATTGAGCAATAAGTAAAAAGCGATCCAATTCATCTAATCTACCCACCTCCACGGTGGGTTTTCTTTTGTCTATTAAAGCACAAAAATTAGGTATTTCTAATTTTATTAGGAACACCTATTGACTTAATAATTAGGTTTACCTAATATTTATCTCACAGACAACAAAAAAGCACACCGCCCCTCCCCAGGTCCGATGTGCTTTGCAAACTGCGAGATCAATTATGAACGTAAAAACCTTTTCAAACAAGCACAAGGTAACTGGAGTTGCAGCAATTGCTGTACTTGTAGCCTTAGGTTCTTGTGAATATCGAACTGCTAATTCAAGCGTCCCTTCTAATTATTCATATGAAAGCGAGCAAGTAGTTGCTTCTGAATACGAGCTTTTAGGTGCTAAGCAGACTGGTGAAAAAACTGGTGTAGCTGTTATCCGCATTGATGGCTTTAAATTAAACGTAAGCTTTGATTTTGATGGGGTAGCAGATAACTACGGTGTAGCTGGATCTGATTTTACAGCGGCTGAAATTACTAACCTTGCTATTGAGTCAGTAACTGACTTAAGCGGCAAACCTTGGAATGATTTCACCAATCATGACGACCATAAAAATATAAATATTTTATTAGCGGGCTATATCGACCGTAATCATTGGATCGAGGAGGCTGAACATGTCTAATTTCAAAAAACATCCTGACGGCTACAAGTCATATTTAGGCCGTGACAATACAGGTATTTATTCAGTCCGTATTGGCTGGCAAGTATTTGCGTCAAATGCAAACGGCACAGTGCTCTACAAAATCATTAAAGGAGTTAAGACGCCTTTAGATGTAGCAAATTTCCAAAAGGAATATCCGAACGTTTGGGAAGTACTCACCCAAGAAATCCGCTTCCAGCGTTCTAAGCAATTAGCTAAAGATCTAGGCGACTCACACATCCCTTCACCTGACCGTAAAGCTTACAAGCAAAAACGCGGTTTCACTGGTAGTCGATAGGAGCAAAAATGTTATGGCTTTAAATATTATTCGTCCTTCTCAGCCTATCTTGGTAAATGCCATTAAAGTTTACTTCTATGGCGACCCAGGTATGCATAAAACTACCTTGGGTATGACTGCTGATAAACCTCTTATTATCGATGCTGACAAAGGTGCCTACCGTACTGGGGCAAATCGCCGTGGTGATGTGGTAGTAGCTGAAACATGGCTTGATATAGCAAATATCACAGAGAACGACCTTGCTCCATACAATACAGTTGTTTTCGATACTATCGGCCGTGTCCTTGATTTGATTAAAGCTCACCTAGCCAGCAATCAAAAAAACACTAAAAGTGATGGTTCTTTAAAGCTGAACGTTCAAGGTGTTGCCAACAACATGTTTAGTTTATTCGTCAATAAACTAATTGGATTTGGCAAAGATGTCATTTTCATTGCTCATGCTACTGAAGATAAAAACGATACTTTGACTTTGGTTCGTCCAGATCTAGGCGGCAAAAACCGTCAAGAGATTTACCGCCTAGCTGATGCTATGGCCTATCTTGCAGAAGAAACTGATGCAAAAGGTAATACCAACAAAGTACTTAAGTTCAAAGGCGGCGAAGGTTTTCATACTAAAGATTCTGGAGCTCTAGGAAACATTATTGTTCCTGATCTTCGCAAACCCGAGAACGCTAACTTTATGGCTAATTTAATCCAGCGTACTAAGGACCATTTAAACACCCTGACCCCTGAGCAGCAGGCAACTATGAAATTGCAGCAAGAATGGGAGCAATGGAATAAAGCATGTGAAGAGGCGCACTACCCTTCTGATTTCAATGCATTGCTAGAAACATTAGATCAAAACCATCCACATATTAAAAACATGTGGGAATGCATGAAGCACTACGCAACTAACCTTGGATTTACATACAACAAAGAAAAAAGGAAGTGGCTGGAGCTGGAAGTATTACCTTCAACCATTTCGGAAGAACAGCGTGACGAACTTCAGAACTTTATTGCTGAACGTGGCCTCGATGTAAAAACAGTGTGTGAACACCTCGGCATTGATGCCCTTACTCAAATTGAAGCGGCACAGCTAGAAAAAGTTAAACAAGAAATTGAACAACTTGCAAAACAGGAAATCTCTGCATGAGTGCAATCATTTTAGATACTGAAACTAACACTTTAAACGGCTATCCAATTGAGATAGCCCATGTACCAACTTACTTTGAAAATGGTGTGTTGGTTGTAAATAAAGATGCCTGTTTTGACGAGTACTTTTCTTGTCCAGATAAAATTGAATATGGCGCTATGGCTGTTCATCACATTATTGAAAGTGATATTGCAGACAAACCAAGCTATGAAACTTTCCGTGCTCCGGAATGTGAGTTCATCATTGGCCATAATATTGATTATGACATTCAAGCTATTCGATTAGCTCATAAAGATTTTAATGCGAAGGCTATTTGTACACTTGCCCTTTCAAGAATGGTTTGGCCTGAAGAAGCTCACAACATTTCAGCATTGGTTTACATGCTTACTAAAGGTAGTGAAAAAGCCCGTCAAAGCATTCGCAATGCCCACAATGCTAAGCAAGACGTATTTTTAACAGGCTTTGTATTAACCCATATTTGTAAGAATCTCGGCCTTAAAGATATGCAATCGCTCTATCTTGCATCTGAGCATGCGCGAGTTCCGACTGTCATGACTTTTGGAAAATACAAAGGGACAAAAATTAAAGACCTACCTGCAGATTATGTAGCTTGGTTGTTAAGACAGGATGAAATAGATCAATACGTACTTAAAGCATTAAAAGGATAAGAATATGACAAATTTAATTTCAGCTAATGAAGCATTTGAAGCTCTTCAAAAAGGTAAAACTGTACTTTGTCGTCCAGCTGGAGACATGTTGGACTTTGCTGATTTAGATCAATTCCCTGCTTCTGTGTTTGGTAAACCGGGTTTTGAATTCTGCATCAAAATTGATGTGATTGAACTTGCTGGCATTACCTTTACTAAGCCTTTAACTGTTGATGAATTAGAAATTGATAAAGAGGTATTTGTTATTAATCCCGCTGGCTTTATTGAGAAGCATATTTATCAAGGTGTGGGTTATAGCATTGTCACTATGGTTGATGGCGGTTTTGCTCAACGTGATTTGGATAATGCCAGATTACAATATGAAGCTCTTTGTAAAGTACTTGGTGGCAATTCAATAAAAGATGTGCCTTTAAAAACTACAGAACTCGAAATTGAGAATAAACAGTCAAAGAAGCGTAGTAAAAAAGAACCTCAGGTCAAAGCAGAACAGTCACAAGTTAAAGAAAAGCCTAGTGAAGTTATTTCTGCAGAAACTCAGCCAGCGATAGTTATTACCGAACAAACAAATGTCACCACATCTGAGGATCTGTTAGTTCCAGAAACTTCTGATCCAGATATAAAGCCGAATGTTAATGCTCAATTTGAAATTTTGCTGGATGCTATTCGCATTTGCCAATCTGAAAAAGAATTGGACTCAACTTGTGCAAATCTTGAAAAAGAAGGCTTTTCACCTGAGCAAATCAAATCGATTGATGATGCTAAACAAAATCGCCTGACTGAGCTTGACGCACAAGAAATTGATGATGTAGCTACCACTTTAATGCCTGAAAACTTTGAATCTTTAGTTCAAAGCATTCAAAACGCTCATACCCCTGAAGAAGTAAATAGTGTTGTCCGTTACACATAAAAATGGACTGAAGAACAACGAAAGCCACTATTAAATGAGATGTATAAACGCCTTTCTGAGTTAAATCAAACTAAACAGCAAGATGATGGGCTATCTCCTTTAATTGTTCGCCTTCAATATGCACCAGATTTAAACACCCTAGAGGAATTAGAGCGTGAAATTCCGTCACGCCATCCAGATGTTCATAAGACTTTGTGGAACATGGCCAAAAAGCGCCGTGGTGAACTCAACGCAGCTTCCACCCCCTCTTTAGATCCGGATTATCTGTTAGGAGACAACTTCTAATATGAAAGACCAATTCAAGAAAGTGAATAACAAGCACTTACTTGGTTTTACTAATTACTTGCACTTGCTGGGCTTTGTAATAGTCCAGCAAGGTGTAAACCAAGCGATGCTTTTAACGAAACATTATGCAGTGCCTGTAGCTTGGCGCCGCATAACTATCGACTACAACAACCGTTTAAATAAACCCGCGCAGCAACTTTATAAAGAATTTGTTGAGTGGACTAAAGAAGAATATGCAGAGATGGTGGCGTGAATGATTAAAGCTGAAAGTGGTGTGGAATTTGATGGTGATGATGTTTGGATAGGAAGTGTTCTTATCTCTAAATGTTTCGGCAATGAAGAGTGGACGGCGTTTCTTGACAATGATGTTGAAAAAGAATTTGAAACCTTAGAACTAGCTGTCACTTACTGCTTGGAGCACAACAATGAGTAA